ATACACAAGGATTGCATAACGTTTCTTAGTAATAAACAATCCGCTTTCACCACAAACCTCTCTACCTGCCGCAATAACGTCCGACCTGCTTTTCGGACAATGGAATGTGTCTAACATAAACTTACCAAATGACTTGTTTGCTTCATCACAAACCTGTTCATACAGTTGTATAACACTTTCTTTAGTCCAAGGAATGTTACCTTTGTCAATATCTTCTTTTAGTATAGGATATGCACTAAAGTACACAGAGTCTGTATCTCCGTATATTACACTCTTACCTACGTGATTGTATTCACCTGTAATAACTTTGTTTACTTCTGCACTCATGTGCTTAACAATTTGTCTACCTGTTAATGTAGTTGATTGTCCAATACGACCATCAAAGAATCTACAACCAGGATTTAGAATAGCACCATACAAACTATTCAAGTTAATCTTTTTAACAAGTTGTCGCTTATCCCAAAACTCAATCTCTGCTTTGTTTTCTGCGGCCAATGCCTTCTTCTTCATGGCCTGCATTTCTTTACGTTCAGCATACCAACGTTTAAGTAGTCCAGGTATAACACCTTCAAACTCTGTTGTAAAAATTGTACCGTTAGCACTGATCATCCAAGGCTTGTTACTATTAAAGATGGCTTCGTTAATCTGTGCGCCACTCATTACGTCTGACTCACCATTCTCCCAGTCAACTGTAATGCTGATGTCTCTACGTTTCTCCATGACTGCTTCAAACTCAATAGTGCCGAATCTACCTTCCCATGCACCTGCGAAACTCTTTTTCTTTAGACCCATTTGTTCACCAACATATTTGTTAGTGTGTTCAGGACGAAGTTGTCCTATAACAGTTGCTGGATCCATATTTAAACTTCTAATAACAGATGGATATAGTGAATTCAAGTCCATTGAACCAATCCACTCATGTACTCCTACTTTTGGAAATGCAACATAGGCACCCGCGGCTGGCTCAGAACCAGGCTCACGTCTTATTCTATTTGGAACTTGTTGTCCACGTCTATGTGCTTCGTTAATAATTGCTTGTTCTGTAACTGCGACAGCACCCATAGTGGTCTGTAGCAAAACAGTATTTGCATGAGCAAGTTCGTTACTAAGATCAATAAACCTTAGTTTTTTGTCCAACTTGTCCAGTAGTGCAACGTCTTGTCTGTTGTACTCAATGAACGTTCTGAAGTCATTGTTATAAAGGGCATCAAGTGTACCTTCGTACACAGTTTTTCTTTCGCCAACTTCCATTTCGCCAATGGCATCAAGTCTGTAAGTGTGTCTTTCTTCATACGTGTATTTACGATATAATTCTAAACTATCTAAATGCACTCTGCCTATTAGGTCATAGGTTTCTTGTTGCCTACCAAACTTTTCATATTCACGTTTCTTAGGAAATTGATCAAACAAACAAAAACGTCTTGTATCGTCTTTGCTTAATACTTTTGCTACACGGTTAACAGTGTATGGAATATCATAACCTTCACTGTTCCAACCTGTAATAATATCACTGTCTTGAATTAGATCAAGGAATGTTTTCAACATATCTCTTTCATCTGCAAACAAATGTGTGTTAGGAAATTCTTTACATTGTTCTTGTGCTTGTTCCATTGTAAGTGTCTTAGGTGGAACTGCAAGTGTTACAAGTGTGTCCATCCATTGTAAGTGTACAGAAATAGCAGTAATAGGCATGAACGGATCACTTGGATCAGCAAAGCCTCGCTCTGGATCATAGTCTGTCTCAATATCAAAAAATGCTACGTTTAGTTTAGGAGCATCTTGATTAAGATAGTTTTCACTTAAACATTGGAAGATGGGATTAATATCGCTTTCAAACAATTTCTTATTCTTATTAATTGCTTGTTCTTTGCGAAAGTCTTTTGTATTTTTACAAATAATTCTACTTAGGGGATCGCCGTAAATACTTCTATACTTACCACGTTGGTCTTCATAATAGAAAGTGTATTTTACAGGATATTCAGCAAACTGACGTTTGCCGTCTTTTCGTTCTACAACACGTATAATATCTGCGTTGCGATCAAAGTGTGCGTCTACGTAACTCATTCATTCTCCTCTTGTCCTTTGCGGCGGACATATACCAAATTAATTCGTTTATTGGCCGAACATACCATCTTGTATAAGACCTGCAATATATATTATTGTAAGTCCTGCGTTTAAAATAATCAACGACTTTTCTTTCCAAAGGATACCAACGGCTACCCAAATACTATTTGCTAATGTAAATGCGTAACTATAGTAAGGATACATATTAAAAGCGGCCATTGTAGCGGCAACTAATAGTATTGTTGTTCCTGTCCATGCTAACCACTGATATGGTTTAGCCTGATTCCCCTGATCTTTTAAAGTACTCATCTGCGTTTTTTGCCTTGTCATCTATCCAAATATCGTAGTGTGGTTTGTGAAATCTTACACTTGTATATTTTACTTCCCACTCTTCTAATTGCCTAACTGTAAACTGTGACCAATCCTTGTGCGAGTTTGCACCTCGGGCAGTCCAGTAATGTATTTCATTGCCTTCGTCATATAGTCTATTAAAATGCTTAATACGATCTTTATTTGGAATACTATTTTCATAATTACTGTTAACAGTATAACATATAGTTCCATCGATGTCAACCATATAATTCAATATTTTGACTCCTTTGGTTCTTCAAAAAAGTGTTTATCACCCATTGCTTCACGTATCTTTCTAAATATCATATTGTGCGGATATGTTTTATAATAGTCCGTTTGATATAATTTCTCACTTGCCTTTTTAGTTTCTGTAATTTTTTGTATAATGAATAGCCTAATTGTTGGGTCATTTAATTCGTTCTTATAATGTTCGTAATTGTATTCAATAAAAAGTAGATCTCTATCTACAAAGTATTGAGTCTTACATAATCCAATTAAATCCTGACCTTCCATCCTATCTTGTACATTGTGTAATACAATTAACAATCCGTGTGTGTTATCTTCGTACGGAAAGTTAAACATATTTTTCATAATGTCCATATATTGGTCCGTATGTATAATTGGAACTTTTGAACTGTATGCCCAAGGGCATCTTGCCACTGAGCCGTCTGTTGGTTGAGATAACTCTTTAAGATGTACTTCTAACCAATCGTCAATTCTTTTTTTATTTTCTTCTGTAATCATTAATACCAACCAGCGGCAATACCGTAACCAAATACGTTTATTACTGCAAAGTAGCCTGTTAATAACATTACCCATGCCGCGCCTCTGCGTACAGCCGCGTAGCATTGAGTTACCGATCCTACAAAGAAGAACGGATATATAATCAGCATGTTCGGATCTTTAGCATTAAATGCCAAAGTTAAACTTGCCGCTACCGTAAATATAAAACTAATAAGTTCAAATGCAAATGCAATCTTATCACTCTTATAACTATTAATCCAAAAGTCTTTTACCTTTTGCATTATTTGTCTTTGCCGACTGTAACAACAAGTGTTTCAAGATCATCAAACTCGTCAGCAACTTTATGCCAATCTTGTTTGTGTGCAATCTTAATTGCCTTGTTGATCAATGCAGGCTTAATGTCTAATTCTTGAGCAACTGCTTTTACAGTTTCTCTTAGACCTTCTTGTAAGTCTTCGACTTCTCTAAGAACAGTAGCACCTTCATTTACCAATCTTTCAAGTTTGGCTTTTTCGTCACCACCATAAGTTCTGTCTGACATAAATCATCTCCTAAGTTTTAATTATGTTGTATATTATATATTCTTTAGATACTGTTGTCAACAGTTAATGTGACTATGTATCCAAAGTTTCGTCTTTTGATCTGTATGCCCAATCATCAGTGTGTCCTACACTCCACTTGGGTGTGTTTTCAACTGTGTAGTTTTGAGTACATACTTTGAAGTCTGGTGTTAGTCTGTTTGGATTTACAAGGCTTTGGTCTGTGAATACAGTTCTATTATTTGGTTGTGCGGCAAACTGTCCGTTGTCTAATTTAATAACATTAAACGTTTTATGCTCTGGATCGTGTTCGCTAAAATTAATATCAAGTGTTGAGTGTTGTGCATGACACGTATCAAGTGTAAACATATATTCGCCTTTGTGCATCTTTCTGTCCTTGCCAAAAAACTCACAATCGCATAGTAAAGGTTTTTTAATTAGTGTAATGTCGTAATCAAAACAATCCCATATTTGTAATGTGTCTAAAGGAAGTTGATCTTCTGGATTGAAATCTTCTTTCCATACAAATGCTGAGATAGGAAGTTTGTCATACAATGCTCCATACTCTGTTAGCAGTGTTTCAAAATATAATGCTTTGGATTGAATGCTTCTTATTGAGATCCATACACCTGGAGTAAGTTCTCCGTGGCCCTTCTGGTGATCATATAGATACTCTTTTTTAACATATACTTCTACAGGTGGTAGGTTATGTACTAAGAAAGCCATATGGATCCTTTGTTAATTTGTTACAAGGTATTTATGTGATTATGTTGTGTGGAGTGGTGTTATGCTGGTACGCAGTTATTAACTCTAACTCCGCCCTTCATCTTAGTTTTAGGGTTTCCAATCTTCTTACCCTTCCAACATTTTGGATCTAAGCGTTGTTTGGCTTCGTCATACTGCTGTCCGTCAACTGCGGCTTCGTTACCACATGTTCCACAGCAAGTCTTTGATTTAATTTTTTCAGCAAGTACTGATGCTAAAGATGATTTATATGATTCTTTTTGTTTTTGTTTTTTAGCATACTCAGGCTTTGGTTTGCCTTCATGGTCTAACATACTGTTTTGTGCATCTAACCAATTTTTATCTGCATCAAATGGCTGTGCTTTCTTTTTGCCTTCTTTAGCAACGTCTTCTTTTTTCTTCTTGCTACCACGATCGTGATTGTATTTTTCTGTAGTTTGTTTTGCTTCTTGTACTTCGTCAAACTTTGTTTCGTAGTCCATATGGTGATAAACACTGCCCATATAGTCTGCGGCTTTAGTAATTTTACTTTGAACCCAACCTTCAAGACCTTCACGCTCTTCTACGCCTTTAAGCATATCATGCATCTTAATTGCGTACTTGGCAATCTTGTATAACTCTGCACGAGCCATTTGCACTTCGTGATCTGACTCAGCCTTGTATGCTAAATCTGCTAAACCTTCTTTAAGTTGTTCTGCTTTCATAATAGTATTTACCTTTTAACTGTTTTGCCGCCAAAGAAATTATCTTTAATATCAAGGGCGTTTTCTGCTGTACCGTCTGCTTTTTTCTTCTGTGGTGCTTTGGGTAAACCATTTTTATCTTTAGGTCTTTGCCCTTTTGCTTGTAAAGGGTTTGCAACTGAGGCAATGCTACCTGCACTGGTTGCTCCTGCTGTTGCAGATTCTCTTGTAATACCTGCAAGTCTCATCATCTCTTCTTGATAATTAGATGCTTGATCCATTTGCGTATTACCAGCACCTGAAACTAATTTTGCTAATTGTATAATTGAATCTGACTCTTCATCAACTGGTTTCTCTTTTTGTAACTGTGCTTTTTTACGCATTAATTCTTTTTTAAGTTCTGGATCTTTACTTGTGTTTGGATCTATTTGAATATCTTGTAATGCTTTTTGTTTATCTTTGTATTCGTCTTTGTCCATTGCTTCTTGCGGAGCCGCTGGAGCAGTTTTTTCTGCTTGTTTAACAAGCATCATAAATTTTTGTCTTAGTTGTTGATTACCTAAAATGGTAGTTAACTGTTTTGCAAATGGAGCAATCTGTTTAGAAAGTGCACCTGTCATTGCGCCACCTGATGCAAGTTTATCTAAACCTTTTTGCATCATTGCACCTGATCCGCCTTTTGCTCCCATAGCGTTTGCCGCCATCTTAGAACCTGAAGCAGTCTTTTGTGCCGCT